GCCATGCGACAGATGCTTGGATTCATGAAAACTCCAGGTTGAGCGATAGATGATAAGTCAACGCTGACGGACCTGTCAATGCTTATATGGACAGGCCGGCGATCTTCACCGGGCGGTGCGGGAACTGGAACTCGATGCAGTAGCCGGCGGCGTCGGTCATGTGCTCGACGCTCGGCTTCTTGTCGATTTCCCGACTCCCTTCCTTATAGAGCGTCTGCTCGAGGCTCTCGATGGTCTTTTTTGCCTTGCTGGTCACGCGCAGCCGGGTCTTGCCGTCCGCAGTCATGAGCATGCGGTTCATGGCATTCACCCGGTCGGCGATCGGCGGGTGCTTCTTGCGATAGCGGATCCGCTTGAAATTGCGCTCGCGGAAGATGTCCAGGTCGGACTCGCCCCGGGCGTGCTGGCGGTAGGCGCCGGCCGGGTCGGGGAAAATCACGACCTGATTCTGCTGCTTGAAGTAGCGCCGCTCGATTTCGTTGACGGTCTCTGTGGTGTTGGAGCCATCCAGGCTGATTTCGTCCACCACCAGCACGTCCCCGTTTTCCTGCGGCTGCATGATGCAGGAGCTCATGGGGTCGATGTTGAAGTCCTGCCCGATCCAGATCGGCAGCGCGGGGTTGAAGGCAAACTCGCCCACGTGGACCTTGCGGTCGAACGGGTAGTAGACGCGGCCGCTCATGCTTTCGAAAGAGGCCTCAAACTCCTGGCGGAAGCTCTTTTCGTCCATGTCGGCCCGGGCTGCCTCGATTTCCTCGGGCGGGATGAAGGGCGACGTGATCGTGGGGAACTGCCAGGATGCCCACGGGTTGTTGTGGATCCTGCCCTTCTTGTCCGTGATCAACTCGCCCCGCTGCCCGAACGTGTACAGGTCGTACAGAAAGTTGTAGCTCTTGGGCGTGCCGATGAACATCACGTGGCCGCCCGTGCTTGCCAGGGTCGGGCGCAGCACCAGGTACCAGGCATCCGGGTTAATGTCCTGAACCTCGTCCATGACCAGGAAGTGAATCCCCACGCCGCGCAAGCTGTCGGGGTTGTCGGCACCCTTCAGCTCGATCCGGGTGCCGTTGACCAGGGTGATCGTCATCGTGGTCTGGTTGATGCCATTGGGCGCGATCCAGCGTCGCGGGATGGACATCAGCAGCTCCGGCCACATGATCTGCTTCGCCATACGGTAGGATGGCGCCACGTACCAGATCAGGCGGTTCGCGCCGCGGGCGTAGGTGATGATCGAGACCTTGGCGAGCTGGGTCTTCCCCCAGCGCCGACCTGCCACCACCACGCGGAAGCGCTTTCGGGTAAGAAAGACCTCCATCTGCTTGGGGTGAAGCCAGAGGCGGTAACCCCCGTCGAACAGGGAATTGGGGCTATACGTTGCCATCCGGCTGCTCACCTTCGATTACCACGCTGGCATCATCGTCAGCGGTCGGGTCGGGCAGCACCGGCACGTCGGCGCCGGGCAGCAGCAGGTCATCTTCGGCCGCTTCGCGCTCCTCTTTCATGCGCTCCACATCCTCGGCAGTCATAACCTGCACCACCAGCTCAGGCGGCGCCTTGCCGTCGTCGGAGTCCGGCCGCTCGATGTCCAGGGCCTTGTGAATGCCGTCCTGGGCCAAGCGCAGAGTCTTGGCCGCCACGTTCAGGGTTTTCAGGTCGCCATTGATTTCGACGAGGGTCCGGCCGGTTTTCACGTGATCTGCCAGCGTGCGCAGCGTCAACTTGCCGATGAACTCGAACCCCTTGCGGTAGTCCTCGCGGTTGCGGTGGATGTTCTTGGCACGTTCCAGGGGGTCACCGATCACGGCAGTCGCGGTGGCGGTGGCGGCAGCTTTTGTTGCCGCGGCGACCTTGGCCGGGTCGCGTACCGTGCTGATGCCGAGCTTCTTCAGCTTGCGCAGCAGGGTCTTGCGGTGAACACCCAGACCCGCGGCCGCCTGGTCGACGGTCTGCGTGCCGGACTGAATCATCTCGCCGGCGGAAGCTGCCTCCACATCCGAGAGGGCTCCGCGGCGGCCCTTGACTGTTACCGCGGTCACTTTCCACACCCCGGGAAAAATGGGCGGGCCTTTCGGCCCGCCGGGAGGAGAACACCAAAACGCAGCATACAGAAAATTCCTTATTAAGTCAATACTTACTGACTCTTATACCGGGTCAAACCCTCATTCCGGAGGGTTTTCTGTCAGTGGATTGCAAGACTTGGCACTAAAAGTGGTCTCCCTTTAAATATACCTCTTTTAAATACTATATATAAGTCAATACTTACTACATAACTAAGGGAAATTAAACTTGGTGCCAAGTCCGAGTTTAATTGTCCAAGTCCTCCAGCAACTCGTCCAACCCCGGATCGGAGACCATCGCCGGCTCAGGCTTCTTGAACACCGTCTGGCCGGACTCGGTCAGCGTGAAGGTCACCCGGGAGCGGCCGCGGCGTTGCACGCGATCCGATTTGGTTATCAGGCCTCGGCGGATCAGGGCCCGGACCGAGAACTGCATCGACTGCTTGGAGGTCTTGTAGGGCACCAGGGCGATGAGTTCGTCCATGTCCACGGGCAGGAACTCACCCTTCTCGTCCATCCCATCTCCGGTCGCGATGACTTGGAGTATCTGGAGTTGCTTGGTGGTGAACACCCGGGAATCGCGTGTCGGATCCATCTAGGCCTCCCAATGCTTCAGGATGTCGATGCCCTTCAGACCCGTGCAGCACTCGGTGCTATAGGTCGTGCAGGAGGCACGGGCGAAGGCATGCACGACGGTCCAGTAGACCAGGCGCCGCGGCAGATGCCGGGCGAGCCAATGTGTGAGGGTATCTTTCATAGGAGATCCAAACGAAGTGGTGAATCGACGGGTTGGTTTTCGAAGGCCAGAAGCGGGATGCGGTCGGGGAGCTTGCGGGGCACCCAATCCTCGACGTTGCCGCGGCGCACAAGCTCGCCATCGGGGTTGGCCCAGATCGCGTATACCGTGGCGCCAAAGACGAGCTGCTGGGTCTGCTTGAGCAGGTAGCCGAGCTCCATGCGTTCGACCCGGGCGGTGCCATTCAAGCGGTTGTCGCCAGACTTCTCCATCGAGCTGTGGCGGTAGTAGAACTCCCGCAGCGCCTTCAGGGTCGCCTCACGCAGCCACTCGGGCATGCCCTCGATCTCGGCCTTGATGGCGACATAGTCGTAGGCGGGGGACTGAAACCACTTGTTGAAGAAGGCAACCCCGGCCTCGAACGCGCCGGCCGACTTGGGCTTGATGAAGCGCATGCCTGCCTTCAGGGAGAATGGGTTGTAGCGGCTCATCGACGAGCGGCTTTCCACGTACCGGAAGCCCATCATCCGGTAGCCCAGGTTCTTAAAGCGGTAGGCAATGCCTGCGCCGCGGTACATTGTGTCGATGACCGTGCGGCTTGAGAGGATCAGGTTCTTGTTCAGCCACATCATGCGTTGAACATTGATGAGCTTCGAATCCTTCCCGCCGGCGTTGGGTCGCAAGTGCTGAAAGAGCTGGTTGCGGCCTGAATCCAGGGGCTTTGGGACGGTGAACACCATCACCCCTATAGTCTGACCACGCTCAGTGCCATCGTTCAATGCGCAGCGCATATAGCGCGGCCCGATGCCCAGGTTGGAGCTCTTGTAGTGGAGCTCATGCAGCATCTTCCAGTCCTCGAGGCTGCCCCGCTCCACGAAAATGTCGTTCAGCAGGGAAAGCTGCCCAGGTGGCTCGTCGTTTCTCCACAGGAAGTAGTCGTCAAGCTGGTCAGGCATAGGAAGTACCAGGCGGGTCATCGTCGTCATCGTCATCGGGCAGCACCATCCAGATGAACACCAGGAGCGTCAGGAACAGCCCGAACCCCTGGCCGCTCACATGGCCTCCAGGAGCTTGTCGCGTGCCTCATCGGGCGTCAGGCCCTCGGTGGCCCGCTGGGTCTCGATGCGCAGCTTCTCGCGGTAGCGCTTCTCCACGTAGACGCTCGGGTAAAGGTCGGCCTGCAGGTCGGTGTGGGTGGTCGCCACAATCACCGTCGCGCCCAC